AAGAGTGCCAATTGGTACAGAAAGACTGTTGCTGATTTAGGTGATAGAATAACAGCTAGAAAGTTAATGTCATCTGGCAAATTAAATGGTATTCCTAGTAGAGGAAGATTAAATATGTTCTTCTATGACCCTAAATATAAACAAGTATTACCTTATTATGATAGATTTCCACTGGTGTTACCTTTACAAACAATACCAGGTGGGTTTATGGGAATGAACTTTCACTATTTAAGACCTTTACAAAGAGTAAGTTTATTAGATAGATTACAAAAATTTGCGTCAGGTGGTATGAGTAAGAATACAAGAATAGACGCAACTTATGATGGAGTTAAAACTATAGGTATTGCAAAAACAACAATAAAGAAATATTTGTATAACCACGTTATGTCAAATTTTTTAAGAGTTGATTTTGATGAGGCAGCATTAGCAGTTATGCTACCTGTACAGCAATTTAAGAAAGGAAGTCCATACTAATGGCGATTTTAAGAGGCGGAAAAAGAATTGGTGGATTTGATATTCGAGTAGGTATACCTAGAGATAGGTCACTTGATAATGTCAATCAGGATCCTAGATTAAGACAGAAAGCTGGTGGTAATCCAGAAACGACTATGGGTCGTTTTCAAGCATTTGTAAATGAGGCTGAAGGATTTGCTAGAAACGCCAGATTTTATACAGAATTTTTCTTGCCTAGAGGTTTAAGTTTTGGTGGTGGTATTGGTGGCGAAGATACAGCAGTTCAAGTAAAAGGAACAGGTGAAGGTGTTGAGTCATTTAAACTATCAGAAGAGTTACAAGCAGTGCACAATGCGAATGGTAAGAGAGTTAGAGCATTTTGTTCTTCAATACAAATGCCACCTAGAGAAGTTGTTACAACAGATGTAAGACACGGTAACGGACCTGCAAGAAAACACGTAATAGATTTTAACTCACCTGATATAACAGCAACATTTTATTTGGATAAGTTTTTAAGAGAAAGAAGTTATTTTGAGTTATGGCAACAAGCAGCATTTAGTACAAAATCTTTTAATCACAACTACTATGACAATTATGTGTCAGATATGAATATATTTCAACTAGGTAATTACGCTAGTAGGCAAGAAAGAGATGATGTAACTTATGGAGTTAAATTGTTTGATTGTTATCCAAAGATTGTAGGAGGAGTTGATTACACTTATGAAAATAATAATGTTCAAACTTTTCAAGTAACATTTACATATAGATATTGGGTTAATTACTTTATTGACAAAACAGGTCAAATAGAATTAGGTCAATCAGAATTTGGAACACCAGAAGTAAAAACTGCTGGTGGACTATTTGGTGGTATATTAGGAAGATTACCACCTGAATTAAGAAGAGCAGGGCGTGATGTTCTTAACGATTTAAGAAGAAGAGCGCCAATAGGTAGAATTACTGGAGGAAGAGTATTCCCACCATTTAAAATTCCACCGTTAAATTTATAATATAAGGAGATATAATGGCATTACCAAAAGTAGAAACACCTACTTATGAATTGACTTTACCATCACAGGATATAAAAGTCAAATATAGACCATTCCTAGTAAAAGAAGAAAAGATTTTACTAATGGCGATGGAATCTCAAAAAGAAGAAGAAATATACAATGCAACAAAACAAATAGTTGACACTTGTACATTTAATTCTTTAGAAGTAGAGAGTTTACCTATGTTTGATTTAGAATATATCTTTTTGAATATAAGAGCAAAATCAGTAGGTGAAATATCAAAGTTTAAAGTTTTATGTCCAGACGACAAAAAAACTTACGCAGATGTTGAGATAGACTTAACAAAAGTGGAAGTACAAGTTGATGATGAACATACAAATAAAATAATTGTAGATGAAAAAAGACAATTAGGTGTTGTGATGAAATATCCAACAATGGAAGTATTAAAGTCAGGCACAAATATAGACAACGCAAATATGGATACAGTATTTAATATGTTATCCACGTGTGTTGACCATATATTTGAGGGCGAAAAGATATATCCGGCGAAAGATAGTACAACACAGGAAATAAAAGAGTTTTTTGAAAGTTTGTCGCAAGAGAGTTTTGGAAAGATAAAGAACTTTTTTGATACAATGCCTAGAGTTAGACACGAATTTGAAGTGACTAACCCTAAAACAAATGTTACAAGTAAAGTCACATTAACTGGACTTAACGATTTTTTCGAATCTGCCTCGCCCATAATAGCCTAGAGGCGTATTTCGAAGTTACATTTGCATTACTACATCATCATAAATATTCTTTAAGTGAAGTTGAAAATATGTTACCTTGGGAGAGGGACATATATGTTCAAATGTTAATCACTCACATTAAAGACGAAAATGAGAGAAGACAAAGAGAGGGAAACAAGTAATGGAAGAAGTAAAGGTTGCAGAACCAAAACAAAAGATTAGTGTTGATTTAGAAGTTGACACTTCAATTAAAGATTTGGGTGTAAATCCATATGCGAAATTAATACATCTTGCAAGAGCAGTTGATAGTTGGAGAATATTTCCAAGAGTATTCATATCAACTTACATATACTTACTATACAAAGTAGTTATTTGGTATATGAATTTAGAAGGACCTACTATGGAACAAAGTGGTTTAGTGTCAATCGTTGTTGGTGCTGGCGCAGCGTGGTTTGGATTATACACAGGTAGTAGAGCAAAATCGGATAAAAAATAATGGCTGTTACTGAATCTGATATTAGAAACATAACAAAAGCAATGATGTCAACAGTTATGAAAACTGTATCATCAGGTCAGAAAACAGTTATATCTCCTACAGAGATTAGAAAAACAATAACAGAAATATCTCAAAACGCTGAATCAGGTTCTATAAAAAGATTTGAGATGGCTTTAGATAAAGCAAAAAAAGTCATTGATGAATTAGATATAGATTTAAAAGACTTTAATTCTAGTCTTGCAAAGAGAATAAAGGAATTAGATGAACAAACAATTAAATCACAAAGAGAAGTAGAACTATTAAGAAAAGAAAACATTGCTGCTGAGGTAAGAGCAAATAAACAAGGAAAAGAATTTGCTTATGAAACTAGAATATTAACTAAGGAAGAAATTGGAAATAGAACTGCATTATTAAAGCAAAGAAAAAAACAATTTGAAGAAGATGAAACTAAAATATTAAAAGAAAGAGAAAAGTTATTATCTACTGAAAAAACTTTACTTCCAGAACAACAAAAACAAATCATTGAAGACCAAGAACGTTTAGACAAAGAAAAAGAATTAATACAAAGAGAAGAAACTGTATTGAACCCATTAAAAGATGATGACGATAAAGGAATGGGACCTTCATCATCATTTTATGAAGAATTAAAAGCACCATTTATTGCTGTAGGTGACGCCTTTATGTCATTAAAAGACATAGGTAAAGATATGGTAAGAGTATTTAAATTCTTTTCTGAAGGTGGACTTACGAAAGGTTTAAAGAAATTTAAAGACGGTGTAATGGCGTTAGGTAAATTCTTTATGTCAACAAAAGTTTTAATTGGACTTGCAATTGTAGGTGTTATTACTGCAATAGTATTCTTCAAAGACAAATTAATATCTATTGGTAAATTTATAATTGGAATACCAGAAATGATTGCAAATGGTATTAAAAAAGTATGGACAATGATAAGTGACTTCTTTAAAAGTGCTATAAACAGTGTAATAAAACTCATCAACAAAATACCAGGTATTAATATTCCTTTATTAGAAACTTCTAAAATGAAAGAAGAAAAGGAAGAAAGTGAAAGACAAGAAAGAATTAAACAAGGTGCAAAAGAGTTTTCTGGTGATGTTGATGTAAATACAGAAAGTGGATTTAGAGATAAAGGTACATATTTAGAACCTAAGTTTGAACAAACTCAAGGATTTAGTGATGATGCGGGTATGGGTTTAGAACAATCAAATATCGTCTATGATAAAGGTTCTAAATCTGCTATATTAATGAATAGACAAGTTGTTGGTGACCAATTAAAAGGTTCAGGCGCAACTGGTACTGGTGATGCATCTACTGCGAAAACATTATACCAAGAAAGTAAACAAGCTTCAATGTACGATACTGGTGAAGTACCACCTGTTATTGTAAATAACTCAAATCAATCAAGTGTCAATTCAAGTGGATCTACAACTGTTGGGTTTATCAATAATAAAAATGCTGATGATACCTTTACAAATCTAAATTATGTAATGCCGTAATTAATACGGACCTAAATCTTTTTCAGTAATCAATTTAAACTCTGCGTTATTGTCTTCACAATAAGACTTTGCGGCTGACCACTTCGCTTGATTTTTAATATACTCAAAACTCTCACGCATAAATGCTCTTGTTTTCTTTTTAGGTGTCTTTGGTGGTTTACATTGACGAGATGGTTTGATTTCAATAAGAAACTTTTTACCTTTGATAGTCTTTACAATGAAGTCAGGATAGTATGAATGATACTTTTTATCAATTGGATTAAAATAACGTATGGATAATTCTTCACTTGCCCAATTAACTATATCAGGACTACGGTCACAATGTAACATAAACTTACGCTCTAATAGTGAACGATAGACTATTTTAGACGGGTCGCCAACATATTTTTTAGGATTAGATGGACGATATAAACCTTTATATGACTTCTTCATTGTGTTATAAATATTAACATTACAAGGATATTTAGTATATGTTAAAAAGAGCATCATCACATCTAAAAACACTCGCATCTGGATATATCAATAAAAGTTTATCTAATGCATTTAATGGTGGATTCAATCAATCACAAGGTAAAGTGGCTGCAGAGTTATTAAAGAAGTCACCTATTGAGATACCAGATAGTCCACAAGAAAAGATGAAAAGAAATCCATTGTCTTTTAATAGAGTACAATACCCACTAGATTTAACAGATAACGGAACAGGTCATTATATATTGTTTTATGCTATATCAAATGATTATGGAACACTTGATTCAAAATCAAACGATTTTATGATCGCTCAAAAGATGGGTTTTCAAAAAAATAACCTAGACTTTGTTGCAGATACAGGAACTAGTATAAGAGGTATAAGTACCGCAGATGGATTTAAGAAAAGTAATAAAGACTTTTTTGGTAATGAAATAAAAGACACAAAAAATTCAAATTCAG